ATGCAGTATAGCCAGCGTGGTGCTTTTGCTGAAACCAGGCGCGAGCAACACGGCAATGATGATCGGCGTCAGAATGAGTTCGGAATCGGCATTGGCAAACAAGGCGCACAGTCGTTAATACCCACCAGCAGTTCCGCCAAGAGTGCGACAATGTCGTAAGAGAGGCCTTCAGCCAGGCAAAACAGCGCTACGGTGCGCCCCGGCTTGCTGAGGAAGTGAACCTGGGGCCTGAGGTACAATGTAAAAACGATAGCGTCCAGCCTGTGCCATCAGGGTCTGCGGCGATCTCAGTCCGGAACAATTTGAAAACCAGAACCTCGCTTAAGGCTGTGTCCACAATACGCGGACAGGATCAAAACTGTTAGTGTGGCTGGCTTACAAGAATGAAGTGAAGTTGATTGATATAACAAACACTCCTGATAATGTTAACTGGCCTGTTCCTCCGGGGGAGCGAGCCAGCCATGATTTGAAAAGCACATGAAATCACTTTCACATGAATTAATTTACATTGGAAATAAAATATAATAGTGCTTATCATTTTTATTTAAGTTAAATATTTTATAAATGGTTTTTATTTACTCACCTGATGGTAATGAATAACGTTTAATATCTATAGTAAAGGATGCTGTAACCGTAAGGATAGTGTGCCACAATTTAACAGGTAACATATTATGAAACACGTCAAGAGCGTATTTTTAGCAATGGTTTTAATATTACCATCTTCACTATATCCTGCTCTTACAATAGCGGCAGACTCTCAAGATCATAAAAAAGAAGAAACAATTAAGCCAATGCCTCAAAAGTGGTGTAATCTTTGGCCTGCTGGCATACCCTTCCCTGAAGATTGGTTTAAAATGTGTAGAGGTTATTGAGTATAAATTTAATATACTAACCAGTAACCATATCAGTTATGACAGACAGGTCTTCTTCATATTTGCTATAAATAAGGCCTGAGCTTTCCTGACAAATTATAAACTACTGGCTGGTTTCTCCGGCCAGACAGGCTTTAAAGTATCAACACGGTTTACCTGTACCCGGTACTTTCTCCATGCCAGAAGAGAAGCTTTTTCTTTATTGGTTGCTTCGTCCAGATCCACTGCATCCTGTAACGGCGCGATTTTTTCAGACGCTATTTGCAGGAGTCTGTTTTTCGTTCCTTCAGCTTCACGAAGTCTGGCTGCGGCCTCCGCAGCTTCATCATTCATCCAGACCTGAGCCTTACTATCCCATTTTTTGTATCCACCACCTGGTGAAACTGATGTGACGTTTTCAGGTAGCGGACCAAGATCGGAGATATAAACCTGATTGCCGGTTGTTGTGTCGTAAACCGTCTCGCCGCGGTGATCCTCCTGCAGACTCCACGTTTGGGTTTCAGCGTCAAAAACAGCAATATGACTGGAGGGAATATCAGGAGGGGCTATATCAGTACAATTTGCCGGGCGACGCTGTCCGGGGGGGACCTGACCACATCCGGCCCCCATTGCAGGTAATGCAACAGATGTAATTTTCCGGTCTTCTCCGGCGCTTTTATTGTGCTGAAAAATTGCCAGTAACGCAGCCCGTGTTGCATTATAAACCGCGTCGGTGCCGTCAATAATCAGCGGAACGCGCATCGTCGGGGCGGGAACCAGCCACGGATGTTTACTGTTACCCGTTTCAATAACAAAGGCGGTGCCGACGGGCTGTTCCCCCAGGTATTCACGGATGATATTTTGCTGTACCCGTTCCTGTAATTGCGACCCGAAATATGCCGTAATAGCAGCATCCACACCGCCGTCCATAAGACCAAAGGTTTCCGCATTACCGTCTGCGTCCACAATAACGACGTGTCCGTGTGGACCGATATACATGGTGTGCTCGTGTCCTCCGATATAAACTGTATGCGCATGGTCGCCAGCGGCCTGTGTCCACGCACCACCTCCTAGCTGAAATGAAGTGTGATTGGAATCTCCCCAGTATGAATTGATATAACCGCCGAACTGGTTAGTATGATTGCCCGTGGTATTAACGCCCCTTTTCGGAGTCAAACCAGTTCTTACGCTCTTTTGGAGTCATTTTATTCGGGTCCTGATGTTCAGCAGCCTGGGAAACGGGCGTTTCCATCAGTACGCGGATCACATCCGTCAGGAGATACAGCTTGTTTTTTTCATTGCTTCCCAGTGCCAGGGGAACGCCCGAGAGGCGACTGACAACCGTCTGTCGATGTAACCCTGTAATAGCGGCAAGCTGACTGATATTGCATTTGAGGTTCTTCAGTTCGCCGTCCATTTTTACCTCTGGGGCTGTTTCTTAGCGCGCCCTCCCCCGGAAAAACAAAATATAATGAACAAAAAACATACAAACCATCATCTTTTAAAAATAAATTACATTAAAACAGAGAGTTACAACATGATGATGATGCATGAAAAATCAAAAATGCGCCAAATCCCGCGCCGCTGCCGCCCCGTGGCAGGCCGCCCCGCCGGGAGTACCTTTTTAAAATGCGAACAATTATCAACAACTACCACTTAATGATTATTTATTTCATTTTGCGATATTGATTATCATTTTCAATAACAACACACAGAGAACATAAATGAAAAATATCATCACTATTATCGTAGCCATTATTATCGTTTTTTATGCAGGTATGTGGTCGCAGAAATTCCTGATGGAAGATGAGTGCCTTGATTCAGGTGGTTCATACAATGAAAATGGAATTTGCAATATTGCAGGCAGTCATCAGGATGTTCCCCCTAAGTAAGCAGAATGCTTTTTAAATTCGTTACCCACCTCTACAGATAAGGAGGCGAATGGTCACTAAAAGTAAAATCCATTGCAGAAGAATTTCCGGAAAGTTGTTATTCCAGCACCCCGACAGGTTATTCAGACAGATTTCAGCTATATCAAAACTGAGTGAGTACTTATCAGTTTCATCTGGTGAAAAACCTGTTCTTATTCATCTGGTTCCATCTGATGATATGTAGTCACTTTTTTACAGCAATATTACAGGGGGAGTTTCAATGCCTCCTGTAATTATTTGACTCTCTCACCGAATCATATACTCGTTCACACGTCATTCCTGCCCGGTAGCGCTCGTCAGCGATTCCAGCATAATGTTTAGCTGCTTCTGCAATATCTCCGAGCATGTTGGCAAGCATTCTGGCGTCGGCGTTGGTTGTTTTGCTTCTGACGGCAGCGGCAAGATTTGCGGTGTGCTTTGCGGCGTCCAGGCGGGTGGCAAGTTTTTTTGCTTCGGTACGCAGCTGGCTAACAGTGGCAGACAGGCCAGCAGCAGTGGCAGCAGATTTAGCGGCTTGCGCTTGTGCATCTTTCACAGCCTCATCACGGGCAATAACGCGGCCCTGTTCAATAATACGGGCGGCGGTCTGGGCGTTGACTTCCTGAGAGGATTCAGCGCTGTCGCGATCTGCCCATTTTTTTTGCCAGCCCCTGTCACTCCAGACATTACCGGCGATAAACGCACCAGCCATCAGCAAAATAAACACCAGCTGCAACCAGTATCTTTTCAGAAGAGCAGATAACAGATTCATACCAGCACCGATTTTGCTTTCTCAAAGCGCTCCCGCCGATCACCGATGCCGTTCTACCCTCCGTTGATGATCTGCGTAACACGTACCAGGTCGCCGGAATATTTCAGACACCCTTTAGTCACAAAAAGCCACGCTGCGGATCGGGCGGCATGACGTTCTAGCTCAAGCTGTCCTGGATTCGCCACTAGATCCAGTTTCAGTGCAACGCCACATCTGGTGTAATTCTCCAGCCCGGTAATCCTGATCTTCGCCGAACGTGGTGCGAAAGCTTTCTTGCCGTTCATGGCGTTCGCGATCCGGACTGGTACGAATATGTGCCTGATAACACCCCAACAACCCATGAAGAAAATGCAGCAAGGCTTAGTCAGGCGGGCAAATGTCTGCGGGATATTGAGGCAGGGAGATTTCAGTGTGATGAAGAAAAACAGCAACCGACAGGCGAACTGGCAGATGAACCAGCAACGCCTGAAGCAGTGGAACAGGACACAACTGAACATCATCCGGACCCACAGCCGCTGGAGAATGAACCACCTGTAAGCCAGACAGAAGCAGGCTACCAGAAAATACGGGCAGAACTGCACGAAGCACGTAAAAACATTCCACCCAAAAACCCGGTTGATGTTGGTAAACAACTGGCAGCCGCGCGCGGTGAATATGTCGAAGACATCAGCGACCCGAACGATCCGAGGTGGGTTCATAACAATTACAGCGCCTCAAATCAGGGTGAAAAAGAAGAAGTGGTGCCGGAGGGAAAACAACCAGCAGCAGAGCCGGAGGCTGTCACCAGAAACGCGGACGGGACTTTCGATGTATCAGCGCTATTCCTGCCCCCCTCAAACCAGACCGAAAAAACGGAAGCCAGAACAGAAAGAGATGGAGAAACGCCGAAAGAGAGCAACCAGCAGGAAACGGCTGGCGATACAGGACAGGAAATTACAACGGACGGTGGATCAGGTACAACTTCATAGCGCAAAACCACACGCCAGTGGCGCTTATTGAAAAACTAAAAGGAACGGACTCATTCACTGTGTCCGCATGGATTGATCGCTATGAGGTTTTATTACAGCGCCGGAATCTGTCGGTTAATACCTACAAGATTCGCAGTAATCAATTAGCGACCGTACGCGAAAAAATGGGAGAAATAATACTGGCAGAAGTAACAACCCGGCACATTGCCAAGTTTCTTGAGTCGTGGATAACCGAGGGAAAAAACACTATGGCGGGAGCAATG